TGGAGACCCTTAGCGGGTTATACATGCGTGCTGGGCCTTATGGTGAATTTTCTCATCAGCCCTATCGCAGCGGGGTTCGGATTGATCATCCCTCAGGCCGATGCTGGCGTGATGATGCCGCTTCTTCTTGGTATGTTGGGGTTGGGCGGCGCTAGATCATTTGAGCGCGTTAAAGGTGTTGGTAAGTAATGAGTAAGCTTGTTGAAATGATCAAACGCCATGAAGGCGTTAAGTCCAAGGTGTACCTGTGCTCCGCTGGCTACGAAACCATAGGCGTCGGGCGAAATATCAGCGAGTCTGGTCTCGGTTTATCAAACGATGAGATCGAATACTTGTTGGCAAATGACATAGCGCGAGTGAAAGACGAACTAGCTGACACTTATTTTTGGTTTAATGGCATCAACGAAGCAAGGCAAGACGCGATGATTGACATGTGCTTTAACCTTGGTCTGACCAGATTGCGTGGGTTTGTAAATGCTCTTGAAGCGATGTCTCGTGAGCAGTTTGATGTTGCGGCGGATGAATTTATGGATAGTAAATGGGCGCAACAGGTTGGTACGAGAGCCATCCGTGTTACTGAAATGATTAGATCTGGAGAATATATATAATGGCTAGAAGCACACCAGGAACAGCCGGATCTAAAGGCGGTGGAAATGTTGTCCCTAGTAATCAGATGAGGATTGGTGGTGGGCCACAGCCTATATTCAATCCTCGCTTTGGTGGCAGAGGAGGCCCAGGAGACGCATTACCAGCAAGTGGGTTTATGGCGGGTGCCTATGGTCGGGGTGGGCCACAGCCTATATTCAACCCTCGTCCTTCCCCCTATATGACCCCAACTGGGCAAGCGCCTCGTTTATCGCCTCGACTCGGTGGCAGAGGAGGTTCAAGTGGGTTTATGGCGGGTGCCGACACCTATGGTCGGATGACTAGAGGGCCGGTCTTTGGCCCGATAATGCCGCCTAGTGATTCCCCAGGTGGTATTCCTCCTTTTCGTCGTCCGCCTCCTTTTATGCCACCCCCTTCTCGCCGTCCTCCCCCAAGCAGATATCCTGGGCCATATATGCCTAGACCTCAAAACAGATATCTACCGCCTCTGCCAAGACAGAGAAGCCCGTACAACCCACCACCAAACCTTTACGGCGGTGTGCGAGGGCCATCAGGTTTAGCTGGGTTCTTGGCTAACCAGCCTGCAATAAGGCAGATAGAGATTGATCCTGCCACAGGGTTCCGTAGTCAGAATCAAGTTGAAAAAGATGCAGCGGAAGCTGCCGCCAGAGCCGCTGCTGAAGCTGCTGCTCAAGCAGAAAGAGATCGAATAGCACAAGAAGCTGCCGATGCCGCTCAAGCAGAAAAAGATCGCTTGGAGCAAGAGGCAAACCAACAAGACCCTGCACCAGAGCCAGAACCCGTGATGCAGATTCCAGACTATAGAGATATATTCAGAGGAGAGGATATACGATATTTCTCACCCTCTACCTCTAGGCAATATGCTGCGATTCCTCCTGGCGGACAAGCAGTTGAGTCCATTGCACCCGTTAAAATGGAGCGGCTTGGTGGCCTACCCCAGCCGCTAACGAGAGATGAACTGGACGAAAGATTTGCAACGATGCAGGCGCAACGCGCAGCACAGGGTGTAGATCCAACTCGCTCTTCTGGGAAAGGTGGCGCTAAAGGCGGGGCAAGTACTGTCCCTGCTGGTTCACAAACACGGCAAGGTATGGGCGGTGTTAGTAAGGGTGGCGGTATGGGTGGCACATCTATGCCCCCTTCTGGTGGGCCAAGAGTTAGGCCATCGATGAGTGTTGGTAAGGCAACTGGAGGCCCAGTTGGGTTGGCTTCATTGATTGGTCAATACTAAATGACGTTGGCGAAAGTACAGTTCGCCCCAGGCGTCAACAAAGAAGGCACCGAGTACACTGCCGACGCTGGCTGGTTTGACTCCGACAAGATTAGGTTTAGACAGGGCCGAGTCGAAAAGATCGGTGGTTGGACTAAGTATTCTGACCAAAGCTTTTTTGGGGTGTGCCGGTCACTACATCAGTGGTCTTCACTTGAGTCACTCAGCTACATTGGAGTTGGCACCAACCTAAAGTTCTATATTTCAGAGGGCACACTCTACAACGATATAACGCCTATCAGGCTGACCGCTGGTGCGGGTGACGCTACCTTTGCGGCAACAAACGGTTCCTCGACAATAACGGTTACGGAGAATGGTCACGGTGCAGTGGTCAACGACTTCGTTACCTTTTCTGATGCAGCGTCCTTGGGCGGGAATGTAATTGCAGCGGTCTTGAATCAGGAATATCAGATCGCATCCGTCCCCACGGTAAACACGTTCACCATCGAAGCAAAAGATACAAGCGGTGCCACGGTTACGGCAAACGCTAGTGATAGCGGCAATGGCGGTGGGTCAACAGTTGCAACCTATCAGATCAACACAGGTCTAAATGCGTTTGTCCAGGGAACAGGTTGGGGTGCAGGAACATGGGGCGCTGGCACTTGGGGCAGTTCTAGTAGCACTCTCGCTGCTGGTCAGTTGCGTCTTTTCAGTCAAGACAGTTTTGGTGAAGACCTGATCTTTAACATTCGAGGTGGCGGCATCTACTACTGGGATGAGTCTGCTGGCACAAGCACAAGAGCAATAAACGCCACCGCTTTGAGCGGAGCGTCTAATGTGCCAACTGTTGCGCTTCAAGTGTTAGTTTCCGATATAGATCAGCACGTTATAGCTTTTGGCTCAAATCCGATTGGATCATCTAACATTGACCCACTGTTTATACGCTTCTCAGATCAAGAGAACGCTGCCGACTGGACTCCAACAGCAACGAATACTGCTGGCGGTGTACGCATAAACTCTGGCTCCGAAATCATAGGTGCAGTCCAAACAAGGCAAGAGATCCTTGTGTTCACAGATGTCAGCTTGCACTCAATGCGTTTTGTGGGTGCTCCATTTACATTTCAGTTTGCAACGCTCAGCACCGATATATCCATGATCTCACCAAACGCAGCGGTTAACGCTAGAGGATCGGTCTACTTCATGGATTCGGGCGGGTTCTATGTCTACAACGGGTCAGTCCAGCCACTGCCATGTAGCGTGAAGGAGCATGTGTTCTCTAACCTTAACAAGGGGCAAGCATTCAAGGTGTTTGCTGCTGAGAACAACGACTTCTCAGAGGTCATATGGTTTTACCCAGTAGGTTCAGGTGACACAGAAATCACAAACTATGTGTCGTACAACTACTCAGAGAACCTTTGGGCTATCGGCACGTTGGATAGAGGTACTTGGATGGGTTACTCGAAGTCCTCGAACCCGATTGCCTCATCTGTAAACACTGGGCCAACAGATGCTAATTTCCTGTACAACCATGAAACAGGATTCGATGATGACGGTTCAGCAATGACTGCGTTTGTGGAGTCAGGAGATCTAGAGATCGGCGAGGGTGATCGGTTGATGATGATCAGTAGGATTATCCCTGACTTCAAGTTTAGTGGTGACACTGGTGGGGCTTCGGTGGATTTCACCATCAAGGGCAGTAACTTCCCGCTAGAAACACCAACTAATCAAGCGACAGCGACTGTCACATCAAGCACCACTCAGTCGAACATAAGGACTAGAGCAAGACATGCGGTAGTGCGTGTTGAAAGCTCTGGTGCTGGGTTTGGCTGGCGATTGGGTGATCTAAGGTTTGATATGAGACAGGACGGAAGGCGCTAATGGCAACCAGACAAAATCCCCTGCCAGTGCCTCCAACAGAGTACGACTTCAATAACGAAGCGATTACTCGAAGGACAATAGAGCAGGCTATGGATCAGATCGAAAACGATGTGGTTCAAGCCAAAACTCAAGGTGACAAGACGGGATCACTCGCCATGCGTAGGTTTCAGTTCTTGCTGATGGGCGCATCGTGACAGACGTTATCAAGGTACTCGGTCAGGTCGATGTATCAGCAACGACAACCACTACCCTATACACGGCACCCGATCTTGTTCAGACCACCGTGAGTTCGTTAGTGGTATGTAACAGAGGCGGTTCTGGTATCACCTTCAGAGTGAGCATCCATGTAGGCGGTGCAACAGCAGATGACAAGCAGTTTATTTTTTACGACGAAGATCTCGCGGCAACCACTTCTAGAACGGTTGTGATCGGGATATGCCTTTCTCAAACAGATGTGGTTAAGGTTTACGCCAGTGCCGCCAATGTAAGCTTTAACCTCTTCGGAGTGGAGACCAGCTAATGAACAATCCAAACATGTTCCCAATGCAGCCTATGGCGCAGCAGATGGCCCAGCAAGGCCGATACGGCGACAGCATGATGGTTCACATGAACCCGATAGAGGTGGCTGGCATAGCCTCTCTGTCGCCCACAGGGCAACTCACAACCAACCCGATGACAGGACAGCCGGAGGCTTTCTTGCCTTTCCTAGCTCCACTGCTGGGTAGTTTTTTAGGTAGTACTGCATTAACTGGTCTGGGTGCTGGCGGGATTTTAGGCGTTTCGGGCCTTAGCTCAGCAGCGGCAGGTGCTATTGGATCGGGCTTGGCGACAACAGCAGTGACTGGTGATCTTAAAGAGGGCTTGCTGTCTGGGTTAACTGGATTTGGTATTGGTAAGGCTTTGGGTAGTGCTGCTCAAGCTTTAGATCCGGCTGTTACAACGGCAGCAGCAGAAACCGCAGCAACAGAAGCTTTAACCGCACAAACGCTTGAAGGTGTAGCCAAAACTGGAGCACAAAACGTACTTGAGGGCGGGACTAGAGAGGCTGCAATCCAAGCTGCTAAAGACGCTGCTGCCCAAGGAGCATCAGATGTTGCCGCAGCGCAGGTGGCAGAGCAGTCTGCAAGGGCGGCTGCTGAGAAAGGGTTGGGTCAAGCATTTTTAGATCAGCCAGGAAAGTTTGCTGCTGAAGCTGGCAAGAACCTATTGTCTCCTGGGGTTGCAGCACCTATCGCTGTAGCCGAAGGTCAACGTGCTGCGATGGCTGCTCAAGACGAACGTGATCGCATGTTTGGCAAAAGGTCTGCTGAAAAGGAGCAAGACCTTCGAGACTCTCAGAGCATTGTTGATGAGTCTATCCGGCAAGTTGGATCTGACTACGGTATTGATTACTCACAAGAGTACGGGCGTGATTACGGCACAAGATATGCGGCACAAGGCGGCATCACCTCCGTGAACCCAGCCGACTTTCAGCGCCGTCACGCAGAGTTACAGATGATGGGCAGACAACCTATTCAGATGGATCGTGGCGGCTCATCTTCCAGAGACTACAACTATCCAAATGTAGGGACTGTTGGCGGATTCGGTGCCCCAGCAGGACGCCAGGCTAGGCTTCGAGGGCCGGTCACTGTAAAACCAGAAGAACTTGTAGGCACTAGACCTGGTTTTCAGCCTGAGATTAACTATTTCAGACAGAAAATAGAGGCTGCTCCGAAAGACGGATCAGATGCCGCAGTAGACCCAGCTTTCGGTGTTACTTTACCCGATGTAGACCCAGCATTTTTACAGGGCATCGGCGGTGTTGGTAAAGGTGGCAGCATGGGTGGCGTGTCTCTTCCCGCAAAAGTACAGGCTGCTCAAGATATTCTTGATAGAAAGTCTGTCTCCACAAGAAGGCGTAACGCCGCTCGAAAGATTGTGGATCAATACGAAGAAGAAGGCAGAGGCGGTCAAGACTACTTTGATGAGGTTATAGCTCAGACGTATGGCACTGGATACGGCATGCAGGAAGGTGGCGACACCACTGGTCAAATGGATCAGTCGGCTGCGATGATGCTTATTGAGCAGGTTGCTATGGCACTTCTTGGTAGATTGCCGGAGGATGAGGCTGAAGTTGTAATCAATCGATTCATTGATGAGTTTGGTTCTGAGGCGTTCCAAATGCTTCGCTCACAAGTGCTTGAGTCTGTTGTCCCAGATTCACAAAAAGAAGGCGTAATCAGAGGTCAAGGCGGCGGCATGGATGATGAGATCCCCGGCATGATCGGTGACTCACAACCTGTCGCAGTGTCTCCCGGTGAGTTTATTGTGCCTGCTGATGTTGTATCTGGCATCGGAGATGGTGATACCAACGCTGGTGTGCAAGAGCTTGAGGGTATGATGGATCGTGTTCGTAAAGATCGAACAGGAACCGTGCAACAACCGGCACCGCTGAGTGCTAATGCGGGAGGTGCCTTGCCAGCATGAGCAGCTTATTAGAGTTTGACGCAAGCAGAATAGAAGATATTTCCAGAGAGCCAAAGGTTTCTCGGAAAGACTTGCCTAGAGAAATAACTCACACCATCACGATGGTGCCTACCAACTACCTGAACAGCCTTTGGCCTGATGTC